GAGTAAGCCTAATGCATACCAGTCGCTTATGGCTGACCTTAAAAAGAATAGAGCCTTAGAACCGTTCTTGGCTCCCCGGTTGGACAAGTTAGCACAATATACTCAGAAGGCCGAGCAATTGGCGAACAACAAGGCGATACCTTCAGGCTCTGTACTAAAGAGCACGGCCAAGGACTCTCTACAAGAGCTTACCGGGGTTGATGTGGGTCAGGTCGTAAAGACTTGGCGAAACATGATCCAAGCGGTACAGACCAAGGGCTTTATCACCTTTGGCCTATTCGCAGAGGCCGCAGCTAAGAGGGAGAGGGCAGGCCTACTAGCGGATACACTACTCCAGCCGGGGGTTATGGAGAAAGCTGTGGAGCAACTAACGTTGGCTGAAAAGGCTAAGACTGCTGTGGATGTTGATAAGCACATCAATGCTGGTACGAGTTTCATCCGTAAGCTCCTAGTCCCGACTAAAGGGGACTTGACCATTAGTGTGAACCAAGGTTCTCAAGCAGCCACAGGTGAGGATCAAGTAATTGACCGAACCGAAGCTAACCAGAGGCTTGACAAAGAGCAAGCAGACCGAAAGGCTTTATATGGTGGGTAGACCGAAAGGATCAATAACGATCCCCGAGTTGGGTAAGTCTAAGAAGCCCGGACCGAAGCCTAAGGAATTGGTAGCCAAGGTTGCTAATGCCGTAGGTCGCCCTCCGGGGCTGAAGGCTAAGTTAGCAGAGCTTAGGGCTAGGCTGATTCTGACTCATGGTGATTCTGTCATGAATAAGATCGTCGCTAAAGCCTTGAACGATGGGGACAAGGACCAAGCCATGATGCTGAAGCTCCTATTCGATAAGCAACTCCCCATGGAGGACAATAGCACCTCAGAGACTTCTATCGAGGTAGAAATCAATGATGTAGGTAAGGGGACTACAGTTACTGTGACGACCGGAGGAACTGGGAGAGTGACCAGACCGCAGGCCGACGTGGTTGACGTAGAGATGGTGGAGGTTCCTGATGGCAAAACTAAGCCTTAACCTACACCCTGCCCAGCGAATGATCTGGGATGATCCCTCACGCTTTAAGTTCGTAAGGGCTGGAAGACGCTTTGGGAAGACTAACCTAGCTGCTGCACGTTTAAGCCTCAATGGGCTGACAGCCAAAGCTGGGGTAGGTTTCTACGTTGCTCCTACCTTTCAACAAGCCAAGGACTTGATGTGGTCACCGCTCAAGCAGCACCTGAAGCCCTTTGGGGCTGTGTTCAAGGAGAACACTGGAGTTGTGGAGTTACCTAATGGTAACGTTATCATGCTTAAGGGATCAGACAGGCCAGATACCCTTCGTGGTAATAAGCTGTTTGACTGTGTGATTGACGAGTACGCTGACATGAAGCCTGACGTGTTCGAGGCCATCATTAGGCCCTCATTGTCAGACTTGAAGGCTGGTGCTTTAATTATTGGTACGCCTAAGGGCCGTGACCATATGTACAACTTAGAGCAGGCGGTGCTTGACGATCCTGAGTGGTCAGTGTATCATTTCACAACATACGATAATCCATTTATAGACCCTGCGGAGATTGATGCAGCTAAACGAATGCTTTCTACATACTTCTTTAAGCAGGAGTATCTGGCAGAGTATGCGGTATCCGAGAGTGATCTGTTTAAGGCTGACTGGATACGAGAGTCTTCGGTAGAACCTAAGCAAGGGGAGCACCTAATAACGGTAGACCTTGCAGGCTTTACAGACTTTGAGCAGAAGATTAGACGTAATACCCCTAACCTTGATGATACGGCGATAGCAACGACTAAGGTAAATGGCGTAGACTGGTGGGTTAAACAGATTGAGGGCGGTAGATGGACCACAGCAGAGACAGCTAAGAGGATCATCACAGCCGCCAAGGACGTGGAGTCTAGGACCATTGGAATCGAGAAGGGTGCTTTGTTTCAAGCCATATGGACTCCCTTACAAACTGAGATGAGGGACCAGCAGTACTTCGCTAGAATCTTAGACCTTACCCATAATAACACTAAGAAGATAGATAGAGTATTATGGGCTTTACAAGGGAAGCTAGAGCATGGTAGAATTAAATTCAACCCCGGAACATACTTAGATAAGTTTAAGGATCAATTGTTTAACATGCCTAGCCGAGCAACACATGATGACTACCCAGACGCTTTGTCTCTGGTAGCTCAGCTGACGAACGATGGTGTAGGTTCTATTGATCCTAACGACATGATAACCGACTACTTTGAGGCAAGAGATGAGTAACATACTAGATTACACCGAAGGCACTGAGAAGCCTAAGCCTTTGAGGCCAGAGCATGAAGCTAAGATACTCGGGATTATCCAGAGTAACATATATGCGTCGGTTAACGACCTTCAATCATGGTATCTCCAAGATTGGGATCGCCACGAGCGCTCCTACCGGAGAATTTGGGACGGGGCTGATAGCACCCGTAAGTCAGAGCGAGACCAGTACGTATCTAACCTGACCCAAGCCGCTATTGACGAGCGTATTGCAGAGATTACCGATGCAACCTTTGGATATGGGCGATGGTTCGATCTAGTCAATACGCCCACCAGTAAAGCTAACTTTGACACTGAAGAGCAAGCAGGAGGTGGTGATTTAAACGTTGAGCGAATCTCCAATGTACTCTTCGAGCACCTACAGTCGCAAGGCGTGTCTGATGAGATTGAGCAAGTAGCGGCCTTAGGTGAAATCTTCGGAACCGGGATTGCAGAGCTGGTCATTCAAGAGTACACCGAATACACACCAGAGCAACGCCAGAGGCCTGATGGAAGTATTGAGCACGGTACAACTCAGGTCCGCAAAAAGCGTGTAGTCCCTGTGGCTATTAACCCAAGGAACTTCAGAATACCTCCGGGATCGACGGATATCGACTCAGCCCCTTGGGTTGCTGTAGAGAGTTTCGTCCCGACCACATACATCACTGATGGTGTGAAGTCTGGGATGTTCCTAGACCCCGGTAGTATCCCTGACTACCCACAGCGGTTTGAGCAGCTGCTGGAGTCGGATCAAAAGAAGTGGCCTCAGCGCTCTGGGCAGGTACTATTGTGCCGTTGGTTCGGTAAGATGGAGAAGGGTCATTTAGATGGCTCGAAGTCCAAGGACATGGTTGAGGCTGTTGTCTACGTCTTGAACCGCAGTGTTGTGATTCGAGCCATAGCTAACCCCTATATGTGCCAAGACCGTCCCTTTGTGGCTTACCGACCTAAACGCATGGTAGGGAGGTTCCACGGTATCGGGACAGCTCAAGACCTACACAAGGATCAAGTAGCCGCTGATGGGCACTATCGTACCCATAGTGATGCTTTGGCTTATACTGCTTACCCGGTAATGGGTACAGATGCTACCCGAGTTCCTAAGGGATTGAAACTTGACATCCACCCCGGAAAGAATGTATTATTCAATGGAAGACCTTCGGAGATTATTGAGCGCTTACCTTTTGGACAGCCAGACGTTACTAGCTTAAACACTAGCCAAACAATCATTGGATGGTCTAAGGATACAGCAGGAGTGGCTACAGCAGGAAATCAACCTCCGATGGGTAACCCTGAGTCTGGTAGCTTAATGATTGCTTTGTCCCCTATACTAAAGCGTACCAAGTTAGCCATTAGGGCTTTCAGTGTACAGTTCTTGCAACCGTACATCATGAAGACAGCTTACCGTCTGATGCAGTTCAATCCTGAGGCTTTCCCAGCGATGGACTATACTTTCAGGAGCTTAGGTACTATGTCAATGGGTGAGCGTGAGTTTGAGTCTAGTAAGTTGTCCAGAGTTATGGCTACTCTAGGCCCAACGTCGCCAGTAACCGCGATTCTAGGGGCAGAAATGGTAGCCTTGTCACCTCTACGTAATAGGGCACAAGTAGGTAAACAACTAAAGGATATTGCCGCAGAGCAACAGAAGCAGCAGGCTGAAGACCATAGTGGTGTGATGCTCAAAGAAATCAGCTTACGTAAGATGGCCGCAGAGGCTGGGAAGCTAGAAGCTGAAGCAGTCCGTCAAGTGGCTGAGGCTAAACTAGCGATGGCTGAGGCAGAGCACGTAGAGGATCGGATTCGAGCAGACATCTTTAAGGCTATGGTCACCAACAGTGACTCAGCGACTCCAGATGACATCGAGTTTGAACGTAGGGCTAGAGCTGCTGAGATTGTGATACAAGGGCGTCACGTAGACGAGAAGGCACGAGATCGGGAAGTAAACCAAAGGATTGCTATGGCACAGATGAAAGCTAAGATGGGGATAGCCCCCAGCAATGACAATAGTAATCCAGATGACGAAATTCTTAAAGCAATCCTAAGCAGCATCATGGGTAAAGACTCAACGAACACAACAGGAACTGAAGAATAATATGTTAGAAGCAAAAGCAAACACAGGTCCCGGACTGGACAAGCTGGCTACAGACCTTGTGGCCGGGGAGCATATCCCTTTGAATAAGCTAGTTACAGGTGGCCTTGGTGTAAATGGCGGTCCTGTCACTTTAGATAATCCGCTTCCTACGTCTGCTCAAATTGTAGATAATACCGGAGCATCCCTAATTGGAGGTACAGGGGGACTGAAGACTGAGGGACTGACTGAGATTACACAGATTAACTATCTAGGTCAATCTATTAGTTCAACCAATAGGTTACCCGTGGAGGATAGTAGAGGAGGCACAGCAGTTACTCCCGTATTTAGCACTATTGTAGATAACACAGGGACCATCATAGCCGCCTCAGGGGCTTTAACTGTAAACGGTGCTACTAGCTTACTTTTGAATGGTAACCCCGCTTCACCTACCAATGCGGTTCCCTCTCAGCTTGTAACAGCCGGAGCTGTAGTCTCCTCGACTAACCCCGTACCTACAAGAACCATAGTTGGGTCAGCAGTTGCCTCCATAACTAATCCTAACCCTACGGTGCTGTCTAAGATTGAGCCGGGTTCCGGTCTAATGGAACCTGTGAGTGGAATCAATCCCTTACCAATCGACTTTATAGTTCCCGCATCAGGACTTCAGACGTACATAAGCGCTGGGGATGGTACCCCTGACCCTTTGTTACCAGCTACAGCTCTTTGGACTCAACTCGCCAGTGGAGGAGCAGCGGTATCCTCGACTAATCCATTACCCACCGTAGGACCTACTTTGGGTGTACTATCTACCACAGCTCAGTCAGCTATAAACATAAGTGTTCTTAATGGAGGGCTTAATGCTGCGGGATGGGTAGACGTCGCCGGGATCACCGAACTATCTGTAAATGTCTTCGGCTCTGTGGGTATCACTGCCGGTCAAATAGTATTCGAAGGGACTAACAATAACACTCAAGTAAACGGTATAGCCTTACTGTATGATGAGCCATTGGTACTGACTTCTCGTAACCTTATAACTCCTGTGGCAATCGCAGCGAATACCTCTAGATTGTTTCGGGTTCCTGTAGTTACAAGGTTTGTCCGAGTTCGTATCTCTACAGCTTTTGTAGGTGGAACCATTAATACGTTTACTCATAGGACCACCACCTCATACGCACCGTCTACGCTAGGCGTCAATGCGACGATTCAGGGGACCCCTGCCGTATCTATATCAGCGGTTAACCAGACCATTGCTGGTCTAACTCTAGAGACTTCAGCTTCGCGGCTAGTCTCGGGGGTTGGCGTTACCTTAACCCAAGGTAACGCGAGAGGTATCAGCGTAGCCCATAACATAAGTTTACTTACAGGAGGCACAACACCTACAGTACAGCTTCGACTTCAAGTACTTGACCCGGTAACCTCCACATGGGGTGATGTTCCGGGAGGGCTTCTACCTTCCCGCAATGCTATTGGGTTATTCATTACGACTATCTACCCCGGACTGACTGCGGCTACTGGTATTCTTGATACGCCTATTCCTAGGGTGTTTCGGTTTGCTTGGACTATTACAGGAGCACCCACAGGCTGTACCTTCAGTATTGGTGGTAACTACCTAATATGAATACTCTTCTATGGTTAACCTCCGGTATCTTGGTTCGAGGAGGCGGAGCTACCCCAGAGCCGCCCATACCACCCATAGTGACCTCAGCAGGTGGAGGTCAGCGTAGACGCTTCGTGGTCCACGGTAAGCGAGGCTATGTAGTTATTTCGGACCCCCGACTCATAGCTTTCTTCCAGAGAGTGCTAGATGGCGAGGAACTGACTGAGATTGAAGTAACTAGAGAGTTACTAGAGATTGCTCCTGACTATAAAGTCAAGTTGGGAGACAACATACAAGTACTCTCGGATATCTTAGATAAGCTGGAGGCGCTACAGCAGGTCACAGAGGAAGAGATCAAGGAGTCCAAATACCGGGAGCAGGTGGAAGCCCTAGAGGCTCAAGTTCTCTTGGATTCGACCAGAGAAACAGAAGCTGAGAGAGTGGCTGAAGAGGCTTTAGATACTCGACGTGCAGAACTAGAAGAGGCTAGGCTCAATAGAGAGCTGGCTGAGGGGCTGGAAGTGTGGGCTAATAGCCTATGCCGAAGTGCTAAGGAGGAGGCTAATTTACGTACTGCTCACTCCCTAATAAAGACTGAAAGAGTGCGTAAAATACAACTAAGGATAGATCAATGGCGCAAGAGCTTAGTATGACAATTGAAGAGAATCGGCTGTACGATTCCTACCAACAACTCCTCCACAGCGAAGCCTATAAGGCTCTGGAGGATACTTGTAAGGAGGTAGCGGATAACTTCAATTCCACATCCTTCTTGTATAAGCAACACAAGTCGCTAGAGTACGCGGCCGGAGTACTGGAGGGCTTGAACGTTGTCTTAGGCTTTCGTAGCATCATTGAACAAGCATTAGCCGAAAGGGAAGCATGAGAGTCTATGACATCCAATGCACCGAGTGCGGCACAATAGATGAGGTATTCGTAACTACGGGTTCCAGTTCTGATAGGGCTTGCCCTCATTGTAACACTGGAACCCAGCTACGGCTACTTTCAGCCCCTAGGTTTGAACTAGAGGGTATCACAGGCGACTTTCCCGGAGCAGCCAATAAGTGGGCTGACAAGCATGTTAGAGGTGCTGCGGTGAGTCATAAACGTAACTTCGACCGCAAGGTTCATGAAGTCAATATCGGAGAAAGAGAGCACACACATGCTTGAGTTTACTTTAGTAGATGAGCCTACAGCCAATGCGGTCGTAGCTCAACCAGAGGCTTCAACAGCCTCAACAGTACCCACAGAGGCTCCAGTAGCCAAAGTGAAACCAGAAGCCCCAGCCGTAGACCCGTTAGCTGCTTTAGCTGCTCGTGTCGAAGCGCTTACGGCTCGATTGGAGTCCCCTAGCTCGTCTGTACAGTCCGAAGTGGCTGCGGAGCCTGAGGTGGACCCAGTTGACTTCTACTTAGACCCTACAGCCGCAGTTAAGGAAATGGTTCGCCGTACTCTTACTGAGGATGCTAAAGCCGCTGAAGTCCGCACACTCGCAGCAAGTCAGGCACAGGCTACTCTTTTAGAGAAGCATTCTGACGCTACGGCTGTTGTGGCCTCAGAGGACTTTAAGAAGTTCATTCAGGAAGACCCTGTAGCATCACAATTGATTGCTCAGGCTCGAACTAATTTGGATGGAGCAGCAGCGGCAGCAGCCCTTAGTCTATTTAAGACCCGGCCAGCGGCTAAAGCTACTCCTGATGCGGCAGCATCAACAGCTAATAGTGCGAATGCCGAAGCCTCTTTAGCAGCCTCAGCGGCTTCTAATGCAGACTCTACGACAGCTCGAATTACTATCAGCCGTGACCAGATCGCAGCCATGTCAGCAGACGAGAAGGAACGCCGTAATGACGAAATCCTTCAAGCCTATGCTGAAGGTCGCGTGACTCGATAATTAACGTTAATTTAATAGGATAATACATGCCAACAACATTAGGCGCATTCGGTAGTGCTAATAACATC